CCCTATCATTACATTATTGTTATTACTCTATAATTATTCCCCACTGAACTAAAGATGAGAATAAGTATTGTACACCCAACTTAAAGTAACCTCTGAAGAACATTTTTTCTTCTAAGTCATCATAAAATACTTTGAAACTTCCTTCAGGGTCAGTTACATCAGAACCAATAATAAGGTTTTCAGTTGCTACGTAACACACTCCCTGAGTATAGTTAGCAGCTCCGTTTAAGAATAAAGCTGGGTCTGATTCTGCTAAGATAGTATCCCATTCGTACATTGGTACTAATTCAACACCTCTAAATCCTACTTTAGTCATACCATCAATTTGGTTTACAATCGCTAAATCAGCACTGTTACCTTCTGTATTTGCTAGGTAAGCGTTAAAGATTTTAGGAGTAACAAAGATTTTCTTATTTCCTGCTGCTACTTGTTGTAATGCCGCTGGTGCAGAGTCATATACTGTTCTAATCAAAGAAAGAGCATCTCCTGCTATTGGTGATGCTGCTAATGGTGCTGTTCCTGCTGATTTAGTAAGCACAGATTCAGCTTCCATTAACTTCATCCAACCATCAAATGCTGTATATCCTGCTACTGCTCCTGCAATATCACCACCCCAAGCTAATCTAAGTACATCAGATGCAATACCTTCTACTGCTCTCTTTACGATTGAATCCCCAACTTGAGTTCCCTCCATATTCATTACATCTACACCATTTCTGTAAGACTCCTCAATGAAAGTATTTTCAAACGCATCCCAACATTGCTCTAAAGCAACTCTACATCTACCTGCTGTAATTGTTTTATCTCCTAATTCAAAAGTCTTAGTTCCACTTGATGCAGAACAACCATCATAAGACTCTACAATCTTAGTTAAGGGTGCTGCTGTAAACACATTCATTTTGTGTTTAACATTAGGTATAACCCTGTAATTACGCATTAAGTCATCACTTCTGAAAACTGGTTCGTAAAATATTTCGTTTAAATTTGCACCTCCGTATGTTGCTGAGATTGCACTTACTTCTACATTTGCCATTTTATTCTATTTTTTTAATTATTAAATTTTGCTTGTACTCTACCTGCTATCATATTGTAAAACCCAATATTAGCATCTACTACTTTATTCTCAATAATTGTAGGGTCGCCATCAGTAGTAATTACTGTTGCTGTTGCTCCTGCTTTATTGATTGTTGCGTTTAAACCTTCAACCTCTACTGTTAAAGTTTCATTGTTTCCTTTTGCAGAAATCAAATCTTCTTCTAGTAAAGAAATCTTGTTTGTCAATTCTATTGCCTTAGCCTCAAACTCTGAAATCTTATTTGTGATTTCTTCATTATCTCCTAAATTAACAGTAATCGCTACTTGTTCAGCAACGTCTTTAGAAACACTTGCACCGCCCTTAGCAGTAGCAACAATTTCTTCAACCTTACTATTGAACCATTCTTTTAACTCGTTAGTCATTTTTTTGTTATTTATATTAATACTTAATTTATTCTTAATTTCTTCTTGTGTAATGTTTTTAAACTTAGAAACATCATACTTTGCAGCTACCTTAATAGCATCAGAGATAGTGTCTACAAAACCTAAGTCAAAAGCCTCTTGAGCATTTAACCAAGTTTCCTCATCCATCATATCCTGTATAGCCTCTTGCGACATTCCTGTCTTAGCCTCATACACCTCAGCTAATTGTCTTGTAATCTTATCTAACACCTCAGCAGTCTTCTGTAAGTCTTTAGACTCTCCCATAGCACCACCACTAGCATTATGTATCATAAATAAAGAGTTCTCTGACATTACTACCTCATCTGCACCTAAAGCAATGATAGTAGCAATACTCGCTGCTATACCCTCTATATATACAGTAGTCTTAGCAGTTCTCTTTTTGATTATATTATATATAGCCAATCCATCAAATACATCCCCTCCTAAAGAGTTAATGCGTAAGTTGATTGGAGTATCTTTCAAATCCTTAATATCTGATATGAAGTTTTGAGCAGTAACACCCCACATACCTATCTCATCAAAGATATAGACATCTGTAGCACTACCTGCTTTATTTTGAATATTAT